GCAATGCCATGTGTGAGTAACCACCAAGCATTTTCTAGATAATCATTTGCCCATATTGTGCAGGGATGATTACGAAATGCACCTTTGGATGTTTTGTATGGTTGACCATCGTTACGATGTATTTTGCCATAACTATGACCCCACTCGTCAGAGCAAACAATAGAAAGCATTTGACATGTTTCTAGTGGCATCTTGACAATGTGTTTGTCAGGTAATACTTGTGCTGATACTGTTGGTGATGGATCAGTTACAAAAATATTCATAATGTAGTTTTATCCTTCTACATTATATTCTATCTCTATAACTTTACTCCGTCTACCCATACTGTTACACCTTATTGATTGGCACATTGTGCCACCTAGTTCTTCGACAAGAACTTCAATCTGTTGTATGATTTGTTGTTCTAATTCTTCGTCACTCATTTTTTTAACTTCTCCTGTTCTTTCATATATTCTTCTCTACCATCTTTAGTAAATACTTTCTTCTCATAATCGAAGTGAGGATGTGGTTGAGCATTTTCAAAAGGATTCTTCGTTGCATTTTTCAATACAATAAATTTATCTTTTGCAAAAGTACCTGCAATCTGGACTTCAATATCATCACCATCTTTCCAGTTTATTTCACCTTTTAGATTAGTATGAAGCATTGCTTCTTGTATCTTGTCAATAAGTTCTTGTGTCAGTTTCATTTTTTAAATACACCCATCTTTGTCAAAATGTACAGCGACAATGCTGTCCAAAAAATAATTTCTAGTCCTAAGTTATTCATTAGTCGTCGTGGTCATCCCATTGATCTGTTAGATCTTTATTGTTGAAAAATGCTTTATATACTCCATACCCTGATAGCAATACCAAAACTACTAAGAGTGATATACCAAACGTTTGATTTGGATCAGCATTATAATGTGGTATTAGTGCATTGCACTTAGTCCATGTGCCAGGTAATGTATATACTGGAGGACAGGATAAAAAAATCATAATTAATAGTTTTTTGATTTAGGGATATTGCCACCTTCTCTTAATTCAGATATTCTAAAAGTGACAAGTTTCTCCCAAGGAGAATAGTTATCAAACAGAACTGATGCTGTTTTCTTTGTGCATCGTTGAACGAATCCAACATACCCATTATATATTGAGTTTGGACTATCAATTGTAACGGTTGTGCCTGGTAAAATCATTCTTCAGATCTCCATTGTTTGCGTAGTTTTTGATAAGTTTCATCGTATGCTGCTCTGTCCCTCATTTTTTTGAAAACAGTTGCAGAACGCGACTTTTCACAGTGTAATGCGGTTGGCGACTGCGGTGATATGGAACCATCTCTAGCGTATTTCTTCCCACTAGGATGATTTGCATACCGACGGGAGCGTGTAAATCCCATTTCAAGAAACTTCCTTGCCATATCCATTCCAATGAAGTCTTGTTGCTTCTTATAGTCACAAAACATGGAGTATATTTTAGAAGCAGATTTGCGAGCGACATCTTCATTTACAAATCTCCAATGAGCACATATAAGGTTAGTATAAGGGCGTACCAATAGCACTCCTTGTTCCCCCCTTCCAATGCGATAAAGTTTGCGGTTTTCTTTAACTGTAAAGTCGATTGTCTTATAATCGAGTCCATAATCAAACTCCTTCATCTTTCTTCCACTCTTTCTTTTCATAATCAAATCTAGGATGTGGTTGTGCAGGCTCCCAAGGATTCTTAGATGCATTTTTAAGAACAATAAATTTGTCCTTTGCAAACGTTCCTGCAATTTGTACTTCAATATCATCACCATCTTTCCAGTTTATTTCACCTTTTAGATTAGTGTGAAGCATTGCTTCTTGTATTTTGTCAATGAGTTTTTGTGTTAATTTCATTTTTTCTTTTTAGGATAATATTGGAAACCCTCTGTTACTTCATCAAGTGAAGAAATTCTAAAAGTAATCATCTTATCCCAAGGAGTATGTGAATCCATGAGAACTGCTGCTTTCTTACCTTGTATTCTTTGAACACATCCAACATATCCTCGATAGATTGAATTTTCATCTATCACTTTAACTGTAGATCCGGGTAAAATCATCTATTTTTCTTTTGTGCAATGTTGTCTTTAATTGTATTATACTCAGACATCGCTCCTGTCAAGGCACCATCTTCAACTGTCATGACTTCATCAAATCCAGTCTTTTCAATAATTTTATTCTTTATATCTAACTGCTTCTTTTCCTTCTGTATGCGTCTCAGAAAGGCATAATGTATAATCTGCGTAAAGTAAGCAAAAGGATTCTTGGATTTCTCAGGATTAAAATTATGAATGTATTGAACGCAATTTTCGATTCCATCGGAGATCATATCCTCCTTAAACATGTAGTTTACAAAGTTGGGTTTAAATGATAGATGATTTGCGATCTTTAAAAAACAATCACCAATATATCTTGGGATGACTGGTTTTGGTTTGTTCTGTATTTGTGCGATCTCTACATCTTCTCTATATCTAATTAAAGCTGCAAGAAACTCTTTGTTATTAACATAATGTTCCGATCTTTTTCGTTTAGGCATATTCCTAGTTATCGCCATAATTATAATCCTTATTATGTAGAAAGTATAACATTTATACCATAAAAAGGCAAGCACTTGACAACATATCAAAATATGTGTACAATAACCTTTGTAGAGGTTTAAGGATATTAGCCCTTTGATTCTTTAGATTTATATAGTTTCTCTAGTATATCTTTTGCATCATTTACTGTTGAAATATATCCCATTTTACGACTTAATTTAGGTTCATCGTTTTTTGATCGAGTGGTATCTCTTAACCATCTTTGATACATTGATATCATTTCTACATCTGATGATTCTGACATTGTTAATACTTCACTCAAATCCACCATAAACATATCGTCCTTACTTGTTTTAAGCCATGGTTCTACCTTATATCCTGTCATTCCATTTTTACTTTTAACTTCACTCACCATGATTGGATTAGATACTAATAATACAGTTCGATTTACTTCTTCAGAGGCAGCAACTTTTGCAAAGATCTCCTCTCCACTTTTGAATTTGATAGTAGCGTAAAAGTCGTCTTCAATCATTTGTCTTTGAGTTGTATTGTTATTATATCATAGTTAAAGTTTTCTTCATTATAAATTTTAATTCTTTCAATAAGATGATTCAATGTGTAGTTTTTTCTTGATTTAACTGAGCAGTCATCAGAGATATCGTATAGAATAGCTTTGGTTTTGTTAGTTCCTTTTCGGAGAACTCTTCCAATGCTTTGGAGGTTTCGTATTCTGGACTTTGAAGGAGAGGCGAAAACAATATTATGCAAGTTTTTAATATTGATACCTGTTGAAAATGTGCCATAAGATGCAACGATGATAGCATTCACTTCTCTCTCAGTGATCTCTCGAATCTGTTCTCTTTCTTCAGCATCCACACCACCATGAACAAAGAAAACTTTTCGCTCATCACTCTTGTTTGTATTTATCATACTGTATAGCACTGAACCATGAGCTTGTACTCTACTATACAAAATGAGAGTATTACCTTTAAGATCAAGTGCTAAGTTTGTAATAAATTTATTTCTCTGTTCATGAGATATTAGATATTCAATCTCATCATTATATGTTTCAAATTTTTGTGGTGAATGTTTTAATACAAGACACTGAATATCTAACTGTGAAAGATGCCCTTGTTTCATGAGTTCTTCTGTTTTAGTCACCTTGTATGATGGCCCAAATAGACCCTCTAAGACCCATTTATGCGTCTGTGTGCCGTCTAAAGTTCCAGTGAACCCAAATCTATACTTAGCATGGTGTAATTTTGTCATTATAGATATTAATGACTTACTTTTAAATAAGTGAGCTTCATCTCCTATAACTACATTGTAGTCTTCAAAGAATGATTTTTCTAACTTGTATACAGACTGCCATGTGGTAATTGTTACAGGAAACTCGTTAGTTTTTTCTTTTCCAGAATATATGCGGTGACAGTATGACTCAGAATCCCAACCATAATCCTGAAAATCCTTATACATCTGCTCTACGAGAGATGTCGTTGGAACAACTAGCAGGATTTTTTGACGTTTATCTACGTAGTATCTTACGACAGAGTAAATCATCAAAGATTTTCCTGAAGCAGTCGGTGATATCAATAGCTTTCTATTGTGCCTTAAGGCATCGAATACTCCATCAACTTGGTATTTCCTTGGAGGATGAGAACAAATAGAACTCATATAATCTTTTACACCTTCATATGAGATTCCATCATTCTGTTCAAATGGAACTCC